TTACTTTGATGAAGCGCACAATTCGGTCCAACGTAACTTTTTCCCTGCTACGGAGCACTTCTCTTCTACTGCTACTCGCTGCTATTTCTTTACTGCTACTCCTAAGCATTCTCTCACTGTTTCCAAGCCTGGGATGAATGATCCTGAGGTTTATGGTAACGTGATCTGCAACGTTCCTGCTCCTAAACTGGTGGAAGAGGGTTATATTCTCCCTCCTAAGGTTGTTGTCAAGCAACTGGACATGGTTCAGGACAAGCAGATGATTGCTGACCGTGACTCTCAGAACCTGCTGGACACTATTGACGACAACTCTCTGGGTAAGATCCTGATTGCTGCTCGTTCCACCAAGCAGATCATCAAACTGCTGAGTGAATCTGACTTCCGTGAGCAACTTGCCGAGCGTGGTTACTCTTGCCTCTACATCACCAGCAAGACTGGTGCTATCATCGATGGGCAGAAGGTCAACCGTGAGGTATTCTTTGATACTCTCAACGCCTGGGGCAAGGATCCCTCTAAGAAGTTCGTGGTGCTCCATCACAGCATCCTGAGCGAGGGGATCAACGTCAGCGGTCTTGAGGCGGTCCTGTTCATGCGGAACATGGACTACATCGGAATCTCCCAGTCCATCGGGCGTGTAATCCGTCTGGGAGGGTCTCAGAAGACCTTTGGATTGGTCTGTGTTCCTGTTTACGATAAGGTGGGCATCAGCACCGCCAAGAGCGTTCAGGCGGTGGTAGACACCGTTTTTAATCAGGGTATGCCTGCTGTATCGGTGGTCCGCCGCTGATACTGTCACAAAGCACACCACTCCTCAAACCCCTCCCTGTTATAATTACTAGGTAATCAAAGGAACACCACCATGAAATGCGCCGTCAAACTCTACGTTGCAGGTCAAGTTTTTACTGAGCAAGTTCATGCTAGAGATTATGCTGAAGCACGTCAGGTTGCACTTGCCCGCAATCCTAATGCTAAAGTTGTGAGTGTGACTGCTGTATGAAGTTTCAGAAACCTTTCATCGAACGACCAGGAGTTCTTGATCCTAAACCAGGAGATCCTTTAGGTTATGTAACAAATGATGGAATGTGGGCAGCAATTCCGTTTGCTGGAAAGAAAAAAGGGTTTGCAATTATACATAATGGCAAACACGTTGGAGAGTTTAAGACTTATAAACAATCTGTTGACTTTATCAAAAAGCAGATTAAAATCCAAAAAAAGCAAACGTCAACTCTTGAGGAGTTCTTATGACTGATAAACACGAAAAGCGTCGTGACGCACTTGGTCTGTTTTACGAAAGTGTTCTTAAACCAGATTCAGAATTGCGGCAATGTGCTCACAATCAGCAGTGTTTTCATGAGTTAATGGAGTGGCGAGACGAAATTATCAGATATTTGGATGAACGTAGGAATCAGGAGTTCAACTAATGAACTCTCCACATATCGTCCTATTTGGACTATTTGCAGTAGCAGCGTATTTCATCGTAACTGATGAAAGCGTTGCTGCCGCTTTTTATTATGTTACAAAGTTAGTAAAAGTATACACACAACGTCAGTGGTGGTGGATAGTACACAATCCTAAAAATCCTGTGGTAAAATATCTCATATACCGTCGTTCTCTTAAACTAGCAAAAGAAATAATGGCGAAAATAAATACAGATAAAGAGAAAGAATAACATGCTTTCTACACAATACAGACTCAGACTTGAGTTCATTTGTAAGTGTATTGCGAATGGAGAAGAAGTCAAACTTGAGGATATGATCTGGGCGGAAAAACTTGGTAAAGCAAATACTTCCGCCAGAGAGATGCTTAAAAGAGCAAGAGGGCGTGCTGCTAACCCCGATATGGTGGAAGGTAGTATGGACGACTTTATGAATAAGATGGGTTTAGGTGACCCTGACCCATCAAATCATCGCACTGGTTTTGGTAGTGCCGATGAGATTGTAGATTGGTTTAACGAAGAAAGACCTGACGATTGGAGGCAACGTGACTGAGGTTGATTATCAAGTTATTGATAAAGATGGAAAGGTTCATAACTATATCTGGGATGACCAACAGAGTAAAATGGTAGAAGGTAAAAGAGAAAAGACCGTTCCTTGGTGGAGACTTCATCGAATTGCGGAGGAACTGAAAGGTGAACTTACTGATCAAACAGTCGTTGATAGTAGAGGAAATCTAACTAAACGAATTGTTATTGAGTATAAGGAGGAAGAATGAACGAAACAGCAGTAATCTATTCCAATGGTAGTCAAGAATGTGAGAGAATCACATCTCTTTTGAAATCTCTTGGTGGTGAGTTTCTTGAGTACAGACTCAATGAACATTTTACTCAGAGAGGATTTGAATCTGAGTTTGGTAAAAGTGCAGAATATCCACAAATTAACATTGGATATAAGCACATTGGCGGTCTGAAAGAAACTCTTCAATACTTCCAGCAAAAGTCAATCATATGACCTACGAAGAGTTTATCAACAAAGGTACTACATTCTACATGGATATGGTGCGCCTTGTTGATACTAAACTCAAGTATCGTATGGAGTTGACAAGTGAGGAAAAAGAAATAAATGGTTACATTTTGGAGTTTCAGGAACAAACTAAACTAAATGAGTTAAGAGACAAATTCCAAAAGTGTTGGGAGATTGAGGAATGAAACCTTTAATCCTTGTTGCTTGCTTTTTACCCCTAGCAATTATCTACATAGTAATGAAACTCGCAGTATGGGTGTCTGCCGTCAACGCTGAACAAGAATATGTCAGAGAAGATGCCAAACGACCACATGGACCTTATGTGGAAAACGCATATGAAGACGTTGATGAAGAGGACGAGGAATATGGAAGTAAAACAGATTATCGATGATGCCCTTTTTGAGTGGTATTCTGAGCGTGGTTTAGATGTTCCTCAGTGGAAAATGAGAAAAGATCCTCAATGGTGGATCGATTATCTAAAAGAACTGGAAGATGAACAAAACTCATAGACCTTGGGGACACTATGAAGTCCTATTAGATCATCCACAATACAAAGTAAAACGAATTGTAGTTGATCCTTATCAAAAATTTTCTTTACAATATCACAATCACAGAAGCGAACATTGGGTGGTTGTAGAAGGTGGTGGTAAAATTGTTCTAGATGGATCTGAGTATTCTGCCGATCCAAACACTTTTTGGTATGTACCAGAAAAATCAATTCATAGGGCAGAAGCAAATGGTGATGGATTAGTCCTGATTGAAACTCAAATAGGCAACTGCTATGAAGAAGACATCATTAGAATTCAAGATGATTATGATAGAGCTTGACTCTTTAAATTAGATCACCTATAATACAAACCATATAAGTTTTTTATCATGGATTACAGACCTTACAGTATGGAATGGAATCGGCGCAGGTATCTTGCCGAAGCAATTCAACAATACTTTGAATCTGGTGCTTCTACGGAAACAATTGTAGATGATATTGTAGATGTGCTTGAACAAAAAGCCTTGGACTACAGAAGTCGTGCTGATAAGTTTGAAAACGTTCTGAATAGTTTAAAACTAGAGAAAAAAAATTAAATATGGAATATATGTTTTATGTTCCAATATTTCATTACAAAGTGAATGATTGGGATAATAAGAAAAAAAACTTATTAGAGTTTTGGGATCTTGAGAAAGAAAATTGTACAGAAGAAGATTTAGTTCGTCATAATTTTGATAAAGATAACAGCGAATTAGACGTTCTTGTACAAAATACTTTTTTTGAGGAAGTTTCTAGGTTCTTAAATGAGATTGGAAGATCTGAATGTGAATTTTTAGGAAGTTGGTTTGAAAATTCCATGCAAAATGGTTATCACGGTATTCATAATCATGGTCCATTAGGTTATTCTGCTGTTTGTTATTTAAAATATGATGAAACAGTACATACTCCAACAAAATTTTATTCTCCATTCAATAGTTTTATAACTGGAAGTGTTCTGGAATATGTTCCAGAAAATGCTACAGAAGGATCTATATTATTTTTTCCTTCCAACATACCACATTGCACTGAACCAAACACTTCAGAGATTGAAAGACTTGTAGTTTCTTTTAATGTCGCTATTGAGAAAGTAACCATGCCTTTGTAGATTCAATGAGACATCAGAAAAGATATACTACGGATAACAAGGTCATAGACATATATGATGATGTATTTTCTCAAGCAGAAAGAGAATATCATGTTGAATTTACATATAAATCAAAATATACGTTAAATAATGCGTTTGGTGGTAGTTTTTGGATAAAAGATAAAAATATTTTTGTCTCTTCATTTGATTCCGAAGACTTGTCTAACTTTAACTTTTTAGATACAGATTCATTTGATCCTATCCAAAAAACGTTAATCAATTTTGATATC